ATCATCATTCTTACCTATTGAAATGGTATGATACCATGTATATACAGTTTCGGTCTTTGCCGCAGAACTTTTATCAAATATGACATTGAACAGTTAATGAGGACACACAGTGTATCCTCCGCTCGAACAGTTTAGATTCTCCACGCGAATGCTGCCTTTTTTAAAGACGAGACTTGTGCCCAGCCGCCGCCCGGCAAGCTTCGTATAGGTTCACCTCTATGACCTGAAGCTTACAGAGCGGCCAGCCGCTAGTATGTCTGGGTACTAGCCTTCCCGCTTCAGTTGTAGTTGTCTGTAGAAAGATTTACAGATGGAGAAATAGTGAATCAAAGAGTCAAGCTACATCAATTCTCACCTCCTTTGGATAAGGGAGCCTTTTATAGTGATTGCTCAGCACTATCCAGTCAAGCTGCCTTGATAATCTTGAAGATGCGAGTCTTGCCATCATCACAAGCTACGGTGTAGCGTGCTTGGACAATGCCTGGACTACAGTCTTTACCAGTACCACGAATATCGTTGTACTGATTGCGGATCAACACGCCGGAGAATCTCTTGTAGATAGATCCGGGAGCAATCCACTGCAGTCCGTAGACTCTCATCCCAAGAAACCACTTGCGAGGACGAAGTACGTCCCGTTGAAGCAACATGGCTTCTCCTTTCATTGGGATAGAGAAAAGAGGTTTCTGTTCCCAAGTACCTCTGGACTCGGAATCTTATTCAGTGGTGGGAGTCGTCAAACCTCTTTGTCGAGCCCGAGTTCCCGCGCCTTCGCGAGAATCGCGCTCTTCTTGAGGTTCGCAGCCTTGTGATAAAGCCGATTCTTCTCGCGAGCATACAGTGCCGCCTTGACGGCATCGAGGCTCACAAGCTTCTTCAGCTCTTCCCAAGACTCGACTTCCCAAGCCTGCTTCATAGTAGACATGGTGTCTCCTCTTAAGAGATGCTAGTCAGAACTCGCAAGTAGTTACAGACTAGTTATTGATTCGTGATCATTTTAGCGAAGCATCCTATGTGAAAGAGATACTCCTTGTCCCAATCCAGATTTACGAACCACTCGCAATCCGGATCGAGAGTAGAAGCCTTCTCGTCCTCTGTGGTGGGCTGCTTAATGAAGTTCACTTCAGTTCGGAGAGCAATCCAACACCGCTCTCCGTCTTTCAGTTCCCGACCACAGATTTCACACGTGTAAGGATGCTCACTGCCTTCAAGAGCTGAGTACGACATTGTACTCTCCTTTCGTGTAATATGAATGAGTGATTCTGTTCCCAAGCTCACTCGGGCTCGGAGTCTTACTCAGGTGTGGTCTACAAGGTTCAGACTTCCTTGTCGAGGCCGCGTTCCTTAGCGAGGGCCAGGATCGCGGACTTCTTGAGGTTAGCCTGTTTGTGGTAGAGCCGATTCTTCTCTTTGGCGAGAAGGGAGCCCTTGACTTCGTCGAGCGTAGTCAGGCTCTTCAGCTCGTCCCACGTGGAGGCTTCCCAAGACCGCTTGGTAGTAGACATTCGTCTACCTCCTTGTGAGATTGCTTAAGAACTCGCAAGATATCTTAAGCTTGTTGGATAATCGTTCTTACATTGCTCGTGCTAATGTGCAAGCGTTGAAGTTCTGTTCAATCATGAAAGCACAGTAGTCTTTCATGACTTGCAGATCATCTTCAACAGCCATTGCAAAGATCACGTTGATCCGCAATAGGATGATCATGCTACTCTCCTTTACTTCTTACGTGGATCAAAGTAGGACTGGTACTCTTTACGTTCTGTCCGCAGCATGTGCAGAAGAAGTAACAGAGGACCAATGACTGGTATTCCGATCAGTACGATCAGATCCAGGAACATCTTGATCACCTCCTCTCGTAGGGATATATGGGGGGTATAGCCCCCGGTATGGCACCAACCCCCATGTTTCTAGGCGATCTTACCAAATTACCAAAAAATACAGGGGACTAAGGTACACAAGTGCATAAGATGCACAAGAACTTTATACCTATTGCTTAAGCCCCTCGAATAGCGTATCATATAAACAAGAACAGGAGCAACCGCGCCTAGCATGAAAGCAAGACTCGAGCTCGTCTATCACGAATTGGCCCGACGCATGCTTCTCCGTCAAACCGACGATGAGATCGGGCAACACATGGGCCTGAAAACGCAGAGCGTCAAACGTATTCAAGATAACCCGCAGTTCCGTGAAGTACTCGAGTCGCTACGCGATAAGAGCTACCAGGGCCTCGACCGCTCAATCGAAAATAAAGCCAAGTCAATGATCGAGCGAATAACCGAAGCTGCAGACGAGTCTTACGACCGTCTACGTGTGCTCTTGAAGACCTCCTCGTCCGAACAAATTGTCCGTGACGTCGCACAAGACTTCATGGACAGAGCTGGTTACGGTAAAGCGACTCCCACGAATCAAACCACCGTTAATATTGGCTCGCTCGAAGCAAGCGTTCTCATGGACGCTCTACGGCGTGAACGTGAAGCTCGCGAGCTACAAGACGGTAAGGATCCCAAGAACCTAGCCAAGCCAATTACCGAACACGTTGAATCACGCGACGCAAAGAAAAACCTTAATGGATGAAGAAGTAACGAAGGTCAAAGACTTACCCGACATCCTGCGGGCCCAGTGTAAAGAGTCTCTGTTCTTCGTTGCAAGCGCTATTCTCGGTTACGGACAACTAACGCCGCATCTACATTACGAGATGTGTCAGGTCGCGCAGAACATAAACACCTACCATCGTCTATGTTCCGTTGTGCCCCGAGATCATTATAAAACATCAATCTTCACCATCTCATATGGAGTCTGGCGTGGGATCTGCAATCCGAACGAGACCGGTCTCATCGTGGCGAATAACGCCACAAATGCTGAACGAATGGTTTCAAAGATCCGAGCAGCCTTTGAGTCTGCCCCGCTTTTGCGACAGCTCTACCCCGAACTGCTCCCCGAGAAATCGAAGCGCTGGAACAAAGAAGAAGCGTGCCTTCCGCGTACTATGCAGTGGCCTGAGGCGACGTGGACAGCTGCTGGATGGTCCACTAAAGTAACTTCCGGTCACTTCGACTACATCGTGTACGACGATCTCGTCGATGAAGACTCATACGAATCCCCTGAGCAAATGCGCAAGCTATGCGAGCGCTTCGAACAGCGCGAAGGTCTTCTAAGACCCCCGATCCCTGAACGAGATATTACCGTCGTTGGTAATCACTGGTCCAATATCGATGTTATCTCCTACATCGAAGAACGGCATCCCGAATACTATATCTACTATCGACAGGCTATCGAGGGTGGGAAGCCCATCTTCCCTGAGATGTACACTCTCGACTGGATGCTACGTAAACAGCAGGCAGATCCTTATACGTTCGCAACCCAATGGATGAACAACCCCGCGGATGAGAAACTCGCTGAACTCAAACGCGCGTGGCTTCAATACTACAAGCGTATCCCTGAGGGTGTTGAACTCGCTGATGGAGAACGGATTCCCTTCGGGCAGATGAACATCTATGCAGCTGTAGACGTCTCTCACTCTACAGCAGAACGTGCGGCTCAGAAGATGGGCTCTCGTAACGCCATTATCGTTGCCGGCATCGATCATAAGGGCAGGCGCTTCCTCCTTGAGGAATGGGCTATGCGTTGTGATCCCCTTACCGTCGTTAAAGAGATGCTCGCTGTATGGCTTCGTTGGCGTCAGCACGGCCTCATCCGTATCGGGGTCGAGTCATTCGGCTATCAAGCAGCTCTAGCACCTCTCGCAACCGAGATCTGGAAGAACGAAACCTACAAACCCGTAATTGTTGAACTGCCGCGGGACACCACCCGATCCAAGGACACGCGAGCTCGAGCGGGGTGTCAGTTCTTCCGAAACGCTACTGCCTTCATTCATAAGTCGCACGTGTGCTTCGTGGAAGAATACACAGCATTCCCATCCTCCAAGACGAAGGACGTTCTTGACGCCTTTGCTTGGTGTATGCAGATGTGTGAGCCGATGGATCAACAGGTCAGTACTCGCTTTGACGAGATCATGGAAGATTCTCGCTACTACAGGTCCTTACTGACGGGAGCGAACATCTAATGCCACAACCCATAAAGCTTACAGACGTTTCGCGTGAACGTCTTCTTAAATACCTAGAAGACGAAACGCAGCTCGCCATTCGTGAGGTTTACGAGCCGTTGCAGGCCAAGCGGGACTTCTGGGAAGATCAATACGTTGGTAAAGTAAAAGCACGTAGGGCTGAGTGGATGTCTAACATTCCTGTTGGCTTAGCCGCTACATATACAGATGCTACTACGGCACGCTTCCTCAACACGATGACGGCCTATAAGCCTACATTCACCGTGCAAGCTCTACGTGAGTCCGACTGGACAAAAGTGGCCAAGGCCGTCGAACAAATGTTCGAATATAAAGTTCAACGTGAGATGCGATACTACGATACCATGCGTCGTGTCGTCTTTGAATGTACCCGCCTCGGTACTGGTGCGTTCCTCGCACCATGGGTAGAAACCTTCGATACGGTTAAGTATCGTAAGTACGGCTTCATTCCCGCTCAACAGAAGATTCCTACGGTGCAGGGCATCGTTCTTAAGGGTCTTCCGCTACGAAACCTTATCGTTCCTGGTGGTTACTCCGAAGTCAATGAACTACCGTGGTGGGCACGGAAGATCTCTTACTCTGAACTCGATCTTGCTATGGCCCGAGCCGACAACGCCTTCGATCGGGCTGACATAGATAAGATCCTCGCCTTTAAGGGTCTCCCAACACAAGAGCAGCAGGATGCCCAGCAACGTGCTGGTGAAGAACTCCCGACAGGTCTTCGTGTTAATTGCATCGAGAGTTGGATCGAGTACGACGTCGAGAAGAAGAATCAATACGGTCGTTACATTGTTAAGTGGCATCCTGAATCCCGCACTATCCTCCGTTGTGAGATCGACGACTATCCGGAATGGCCTCTCTTTATGTTCCGTTACGGTCCTCGGGATTACGGCATCTTCGGTCTTGGTGTTGTTGAGATGGCCGTTACCTATGATAAGGCCCTTCATGCCCTTATCAACCTGCTCATTGACAATTACAAGATTGCCACGATGCAGTGCTTCAAGGGCCGTAAAGGTCGCGGGTTAAGATCTGACACGGATGTCTACCCTGGTAAGTTGTTCCTCTTAGACGATCCTGAATCCGATCTTATCCCCTTTACTATGGGTACTCCTTTCGCCCTGAACCCACAGTTCATTCGGATGGTCATGGATCTTTCAGAACGGCGTACAGGTATCTCGGATTACTCTCTCGGTAAGGAATCTCCCACGTCAGCCGGACGCGCAACGGCAACGGCCACACTTGCCCTTATCCAGGAAGGTCAGAGACGCTTCGATCTTTGTATACGTGACATCCGACAGGAACAAGATCGGTACGGCAACTACGCCTTACGAATGATGCATACGCATCTTAGTGGTAACGTCCCGTATATGCTTCTCGGTGAGAAGAAAGCTGGGTACGTTACTCAGTGGCTCGATATGCCTCAGATCCCTCCGCAATACTCTATTGCGCTCGTTTCGAATCTGTCGAACGTTGCAATGAACAAGGAAGTTGCGAAGCAAGACGCTCAGCAGACTCTTATGCTGATGCAGCAGTTCTATACCCAGATGCTTCAGCTTACCACACAGATTGAAAGTCCTATGACGCCCCCACCCATGAAGCAAACCCTTACACAGATTCGAGAAGTCGCCGCCGACAAGTTCCGCTCAGTTCTGGAAGTATTCGGAGAACCCTCCCCCGAACGCTTCACAGACATGTTCATCTCTGGTGTACCTCCTATCGCTGAGGGGGCTCCTGCTCCTGCTCCCCCTGGAATGGGAGCTCCCTCTCCTTCTATGATGCCCGGAGCAGCGCCTGGTGGGATGCCTAGTGGAATGCCTGGAGGGATGCCCGGTATGCCGCCTGGTATGGATATGGCTGCTATGATGGGGCAAGGACCCGAACAGGAACCGATGCAATGACCGAATACGAAATAGCCGTAACGAGAGACGATCTGAACGACTTCGTCTCTTGTCTTACTTGGAAGCGCGTACGTCAGCTCGTTGAAGAACGTATTCGTACAGCTGCCTTTAATCTCGCCGATCCTAAGAAAGATGACAATCGGCACGCTTATCGCGCCGAAATCTCAAGTCTATCGTACGTCCTGTCAATTACGGAGGTGATTGAACAGGAACTACAGGAGGAACCGAATGTCTGATTTGCCTGGCGCAACAACCGCAAATGCCTCGGCGGCTGCGCAAGCTGGTGGAGCGGCTACAACGCCTGCCGCTGTAGCCCTTCCAGATCTTGCGTCTATGAAACTAGAAGGGGATAAGATCCCTGAGAAGTTTCGTGGGAAGACACTCCCTGAGGTTCTTGCCTCTATCAAGGATCTGGAATCTTCCAAGACCACCGCTGAGCAGAAGGTCTCGCAGTGGAACGAGTGGTACCGAAAGGAAGTCCTTAACAAGGCACGCGCTGCCGATGAAGGAGATGGTGGAGACGGTAGTTCTCGTGGCTCCTCAAAAGATCCGCGTGCTGCCTTCGAAGCACATCAGGTGCAAGCTCTTAGTGAGCTCTTTGACTCCGCTATGGCTCCGATCGTGAACGCTCTATCCGGTATCTACAAAGAAAACGTAAAGACTTCTCGTCCGGACTTCGATCAGTTCGAAGGCCGTGCTAAGGAGATCTTTGAGCAAATGCCCTATACCCACAAGGTCGATCCTGCCTACGGGTGGAACTTCGCCTATAATATGGCACGTGCCGAGAAAATGGGCAAAGACCCCGCACCGCCACCCAACACAGTTGCGGGTGGGTCGGGTGGAGCTCCTACCGCGGCGAATGAGCCGGAGAAGCTCACCCCGGTGGAACAGCTTTGGGCCAAGCGATTCAAAATGTCGGATGAAGACTACCGTAAGTACGGTACCCCGAAGGAGGACTAACATGGGCTTTCTCGACGATATCACTGCAGAAATCAAAAAGGACCCTGAAAAGCACTATCGCTTAACGCATGCTGATACGGCAAAAGTCACCCGCCGAAAGGTACAAGGCTTTGAAAATGTTCCTGCAGACAGCCCCGAGCTTAAAGGGACTGCTCTGGCAAAGGGCGCTCAAGCTGATGGCACCGTTCGTGTTGGGGATCTTATTCTACAAAGAGTGTCCAGGCAACGTGCTGATGAACTCAAGAAGCAAGTGGAAGCCAAAACCCAGGCGCGCCTTGATTCAATCAAGCGTCGTTATCTGGACGATGGGGAACGCATCAAACGTTCTCTAGGGAAACAACATTCTGGAATTAAACTCATCCACGAAGAAAAGGATGAGTAAGGAGTAACAGTGGCTTACATCACCGAATCCTATGCCATTGGAACCCTGACTGGCTCTGCCGTTCCTGTTCTGAACTTTCCGGAAGCCGCTTCGCAGACGTTCGTCAAAGGTGACTTCGTCTATCTCACGAGTGGCTACCTGACCATCTGCGGTACCGATCCGGCCCTCATCTTGGGGATCGCGTTGGAACCCGCACACAACACTACGGCAGGCCTGTACAACATCGGGGTTGCGCTGGCAACAGAGTTTACGTTGTTTGGTTTGAGTGTCTACCATGCCACTCCTGCCAACAACAAAATCGAGGCCGCGGACATGGGCAAGATCGTCGACATCCTGAAGAGTGCTGCGGGCAAGTGGACCGCAGACAAGGCAACTGTCGGGTCGACTTCCCGGTACGCAATTCTCAAGTTCATCGACCCCCTGGGTACGATCTCCGGCAAGTACGGCGGCATCATCGCCGCTACGTATCGTCAGACCGGCTTTGTAGGAGCATAACATGGGCGCACCAATGACTCGCGGTGGTTTTTCTTCCCTGATGTTCCCGGGCCTGAACAAGGTCTATCTCATGACCTTGGACTCCTACCCTTCAGAGTACGAGAAGTATCTCAACATCGAATCCAGCTCCCTGAAGGATGAAGACGATATCGTGATCGACGGCTTCGGGCTCGTTCCTGAGAAGGGTGAGGGTGATCCTCCGACGTTCGACTTCATCAAACAGTCGAACGAGAAGAACTATCTTCACAAGACCTACGTCCTCGGGTACGAAGTTACAGAGGAACTGTTCGAGGACGAACAGTATGGTGTCATCAACAAGGCTACAGCGATGCTCGCGACCGCTGTTAAGCAGACGCGTGACACTCTCGGCGCCAACGTTCTGAACAACGGCTTTGCTACAACCATCTACCTCGGCGTCGATGCAAAGGGTCTCTGCGCCACGGATCACCCTCTGTCCAAGTCTGGTGGTACGGTAGCTAATCGTCCTGCCGTAGAAGTCGACTTCGACGCCACATCACTCGCTTCGGCCCTGCAGACGATCGAGACCTGGAAGGACGCCAATGGGCTTCCGATGCTCAAGCGTCCCAAGTACGTTATCTCGGGCCCCAATCAGCGGGACATCATCACCAAGGTTCTCGGCTCCGAGAAGATGCCGGGCACGAATGATAACGACCTCAACGCGGTTCGGGAATGGGAACTGGAGAAGATGATTCTCCATTACCTCACCGATGACGACGCTTGGTGGATTACCACGCGTCCGATGGACCATTACATGAAGTGGTTCGATCGCGTCAAACCCAAGTTCAAGAACTACGACGACCCGAACACGGGCAACGCGCGGTTCACCACGAGATTCCGCTGCTCTTCCGGTTTCACGACCTGGCAGGGCGTCTACGGATCTCAGGGCATCTAAACCACTGGGGTCGAGAGGAGACACACTCTTCTCTCGACCCCATACAAACTCCGCTCATATACGGAGGAGCAAGTGTTAAATTACGGTTCTTATGGTTGGCGCCATGATGGCGACGGTTTGACCGCTCGAGCCGCCCGGCATATTCGTGGTGCTAAAGGCTATCCTTCAATCCTGGCGCAGGACTCTGGTAATGCCGCTACAGGTCTTGGCTACACCGTACAGCAGCTCTATTCTGACCTCACCCTCACGAACGCGCAGATTAAAGCTCTATACACAACTGCTGTCGATGTAGTCGCAGCTCCTGGAGCAGGACTCTTTCTAGAGTTCTGTGGCGCGTGGCTCTTGCTGGACTACGGCGGGACGAACGTCTTCACTGAAGCGTCTGTCACCTGGCAGTTCTGCTACACCGATAAAACCGGTGTGGTCTGCTCGCAGGTTATCGAGGCTACAGGCTGGATCGATCAAGCAGCAGATACAATCACGAACGCCCTTCCGAAGATCGATACGATTGCTGCCTTGACTGCCCATTCCAACAAGGTACTCTGTATACGCGGCAATACCGCCAACGTTGCCGGTAACGCTGGTGCAGACAACGTAGTTCGTATTCGTACGTTCTACAAGATCCACGAAATTCTCGGTACGTAATCTAGAGGGGGGAAGTAACTAACCCCCTCCTTTTACAAGGAGAAACCTATGCCCGCTATCGGAGTAATTCAATTCGCAAGTAGTGCAGCGAGGACAGCAAACGGCGACAATCATGCCTCACCCATTACTCACGCATGGCGTTATCGTGAACTCGTCGCATTCCTCTACTGCTCAGCATCTTCAGGGACTAATCCTGCGCTCGACGTAACAATCGAGACGTACGATGAACTTTCTGCCCTCTGGTTCCCTGTTGCGTCTTTCACTCAGCTTATCACGACCGGCTCTGAAGCCCTTCGTGTAGGCTTTGGGCTCGGAAAACAACTGTCCGTTAAATGGGTGATCACAGGCACGACGCCCTCATTTACATTCCAGGTTAACGGCATTCTTAAAGACTAAGGAGGCGCTCTATGAGCTCCCGCACCTGTAACGCGCTTCCTATCCACTCTATCCCTATCGCTACTCTTGGCTCCGAACTCCTCACCGATCCAGGACTCGAAACTTGGACCTCCGCCACCAATCTCACTAACTATACCGAAGAAGTTGCGGGTGGTACTACAGTTAATCAAGAATCAGTGTCCCCACACGGGGGTACTTACTGCGCACGCATCGATGTCGTCAGCTCCAATCGAGGAGACTTCCTTCAAGCAGTTTCAGGATTAACTGTTGGTAAACGCTACCGCTTTTCCTGGTGGAGTAAAGACGCTACTACTGGACGTGAGGGTTGGGCGTTTGTTATTAACAGTAGTCTAAGCTCGGTTCTTACTAAAGACGGGAAGTGGCTTCCTTATAGTGGCTTCGATCCACTTCTATACCCCCGCTTTACCAATACAACTTCTTGGGTACAACACTCCTTCGAGTTTGTTGCTCCTGAAAGCGCCGTAGTGCTCGGAGTATCAAGCAGTAACCTCTACGCTACACAATCTATCTACTTTGATGATCTCTCCCTTAAAGAAATCACCTACGTCTCCGCGCAACCCGATATACTCGCTCTCTATCAACCGGGAAGTCCTCCAAGCGTCGTCAACCCGATTCGCTCTAGTCAACAGTTCGGCCCGAATCTCTTCATAGATGGTGATTTGGATGTTTGGTCTTCTACCACCAATCTAACCAACTGGATTGAAACAATTGGTGGTTCCGGTACCATTACACAAGAAGCCTCTGTTAAACGTCCTGGAGCCTACTCCGCTAGAATCTATACAGACACTCCTGGTAATCTTACTTACATTTATCAGGCTGTAACACTAGCTGCTTTAACTGCCTATAAGTGGTCTATCTGGTACAAAACAGCCCCTGGAAAACGGGCAGCCATCTATCTTCTAGATACCGTTAATTCCAAATATCTAAAAGCAGATAGTACTTGGGCAGTTCCAGCTGACCCAATTATCCTACCAGAAGCTGTCGACTGGAAGAAGTTCGAGATCTACTTCTCTACTCAAACTGGAACAGTTAGTTGTACCTTCTCTTTTGCTGGAGTAGGCCCATATAGTTCTGACTCCTATACCTACTACGA